GCGTCATGTATGTCATGGACGAGCGTGGCATGATCGAAATGCCGCTGCGTGTGAATGGCTTGGAAGTGAAGGTATCTCCGGTATCGCCAATCGCGCAGGCGCAGAATATGGGTGACATTGAGAAGATCACGCAATGGGTCCAGCTATCGCAGGCGCTTGGGCCAGAAGGTACGATGGCTCCTCGCATGGGCGCAATCGCTGATTATATTGCTGACAAGTTAGGGGTTCCTGCTGAACTCCGCACAACGCCGCAGGAGCGCCAGATGGCAATGCAGCAGGCGGCTGAGATGGCGCAGATGGCGGCACAACAGGGCATGGTTGAAGGAGGAGAATGACAGAAATAGAAGGGTGGGAAGGACTCCGGCAAGCAGCGCCGGAGTTCCGTCGCACAAATGAGCAGGAACGTGACGACATTGATCGCATGTACTTGCGGGTATTCGGTAGCGAAGACGGTCAGAAGATATTGGAGCATCTGCGTTCGCTGACGATAGAGCAGCCTACTTGGTATCCGGGCGAAGAAGCAAGCCACGGCTATGCTAGGGAAGGGCAAAATTCACTGGTCCGCGAAATTGAGCGGCGTATTAAAAGGGCATCACAGTTATGAGCGAAGAAACAGAAAACACAGAGAACTCCGGCGAGGGTCTTCTTGCCGGTGCAGCACCTGCGGTCGAAGAAGCGCCGCAGGAAGAAGCAGCAATCGAACATCGCACTCCTGAAGATCAGCCTAGCGTAGAGCAGGTCACTGTCGCAGAGAACGACGAAGAAGTAGAGTTTGAGCGTCCTGACTGGTATCCAGAGAAATTCTGGAACGAAGATGATGGGCCTGATCTCGAAAATCTTGCAAAATCATACAACGAACTTCAGAAGAAGTTTTCTCAGGGCAAGCACAAAGCGCCTGAAGAATATGACGTGAAGATGTTTGAGGATGCAAATATCGCCGAAGATGACGAACTTTTCTCAACGTATAAAGATTGGGCAAAAGAGAACGGCGTCAGTCAGAAAGCATTCGAAGACTTGGCGTCAAAGTTTATCAGCATGGCTGGGCAAGAGCAGGAACTTGCCGAAGTCTCGTACAAGGAAGAACACCAGAAACTGGGGCCGAACGCGGACATGACGATCAAGTCCATGACCGAATGGGCGCAGGGTCTTGTTCGCAAGGGTGTGTGGAGTGGCGACGACTTTGAGGAGTTCAAGATCATGGGCGGCACTGCCCAAGGTCTGCGAGCCTTGCAGAAAGTCCGCTCATACTATGGCGATCAGCCGGTGCCTGTAGATGTCGGTCCGATTGACGGCCTTCCGTCGAAGGAAGAACTGTCTGCTATGGTGGCAAAGCCTGAGTACATCAGCGATCCGGGTTATCGCACTAAGGTCGAGAAGATGTTCGATCAGGTCTACGGCACACAAGATTACTCAACGATATGAGAAATCAAGCGCCCATAGAGCAAGAAATAAAAGCCAAAGATATTGATTTTGGCGGGTTTTTTGAGGATCACCCTGATGGGGATAGCGATAAGCGTCCTTCCTTGGGGTACTGCACGATCCAGAGGATTTCGGCAATAGTGTTTGAAATTAGGCGGACTAGGCATAGTCTGTCTTGACAAAAGCCTATTTACAATGTAGCGCCTCGTTCTTATAATCATCCTAACGGACAACCTTCTGGCCCGTTAGACCGGCCTTGGGACGAGGCGCAAAACCGTTCAAGCCGCAGCCCGACACGGATACCTGCTAGGCGTTTTTCGTAAACCGAACCGAAAGGAAAAAGGAAATGGCCGTAGGCATTTCTAACGCTTTCGTTCAGTTGTTCGATGCGGAAGTCAAGCAGGCTTATCAGGCTTCCCGTATGCTCGCAGGTGCGACCCGTGAGCGGAACAATGTCGAAGGCTCGGTCGTGAAGTTCCCGAAAATCGGGAAAGGCACGGCAACGGTCCGCGTACCGCAGACCGACGTTACCCCGCTGAACGTCACCTACTCGCAGGTGTCCGCCACGATGGAAGACTACATCGCTGCTGAATACAGCGACATCTTCCATCAGTCCAAAGTGAACTTCGATGAGCGCCGTGAACTGGTGCAGGTCGTTGGTAACGCTATTGGTCGTCGGATGGATCAGCTTGTCATCGACGCGCTGAACTCAGCTTCGTCGCCCGCGACTGTCGGCACCGACATCGGTGGCACGGGTACGAACCTTAACCTCGCCAAACTTCTCGCGGCGAAGAAGGCTATGGACGCGAACAACGTCCCGGCTGAAGGTCGTATGATTGTCATCCATGCGAATGGTTTGTCAGCGCTTCTAAACGAAACTGAACTCACTTCGAGCGATTTCTCCACTATCAAGGCGCTCAGTGCTGGAGAGGTGGACACGTTTCTGGGCATGAAATTTATCATGCTCGGTGATCGTGACGAAGGCGGTCTTCCGCTGCCGTCCACGCGCTCCAGCTTCGCGTTCCATCGTGACGCGGTTGGTCTGGGTATCAGCATGGCTCAGAAGTCTGAAATCAACTATGTGCCTGAGAAGACTTCGTTCCTCGTCTCCTCGATGTTCTCCGCTGGTGCGGTTGCCATCGACGATGAGGGCATCGTCAAAATCAGCAGCACTGAGTAAGGAGGTAGATCATGGCTTTTGCTTCTTCAGGACTCGGCGTTGTTTCGGCATCTAAGAAAGGTAACGCTCCGGCGATTTACACCTATCAGACTGCCGACACGATTGCTGACGTAAACACTGCGGGATATTTCAATGATATCTCCGACACGCTCGCCATTGGCGATCTGATCTACTGCGTCACCTCCACGGGTGGCACACGGGTTAGCACGTTGACGCAGGTTCTTTCGAACAGCGGTGGCGTGGTTGACGTTGCGGACGGCACGACGCTTGCCGCGACCGACGGCGACTAATAAGATTGGGGCGGGTTTCGGCCCGCCCCTTTCACTTTAGGAGATCGGCATGGCCGCAGGTGATACTAAACTTTCGATCTGTTCTGATGCGCTCATTATGCTGGGCGCTGCTCCTCTTTCTAGCTTCAGCGATGGGACTGATGAGGCGCAGATCGCAGATCGTCTGTATGACGATATCCGCGACACGCTGATAATGCAGTATCCGTATAGCTGGAGCATCAAGAAGGTTCAGCTTGCGCAGCTTGCTGACACTCCGATCAACGAATGGAAATACAAATACGCGCTTCCAGGCGATATCCTTGGCAACCCCAAGGCTGTCTTCAATACCAGCGCGACAGGCGCTCTGCCTCTGCGCGAGTTCGAGATTTACAGTGGTGGCGTCTATACCAATTATGAGCAAGTCTGGATCGACTACCAGTTCCGTCCTGAACCCGCTTCATTTCCGCCTTATTTTATCAATCTCTTGCGCCATGCGCTTGCTGCGACTTTTGCTGAACCTATTACGGACCAGATCACAAAGGCTCAGTATTTTCACGAGATGGCTTTCGGTGGACCCGTACAGAACATGCGCGGTGGACTTGTGCGCGTCTCAATGAACATTGACGGCGGCGACCGTCCACCGCAGAATATCATGGAGTTCCCGCTAACGGATGTCCGTGGATGAGCCGGATTGTCTTCATACAGAACGATTTTACGTCTGGTGAATTAGACCCGAAACTGAGGGCGCGTACTGATATTGCCCAATACTCGTCCGGTTTAACGACGGCGACTAACGTATCGGTACAGCCGCAGGGCGGCGCTAAACGCCGTGACGGTACGAAGTTTATCTTCGAACTGGACTCTGGCGCTGGCGATGCTGTCCGCATGGTCAAGTTTGAGTTCAGCGTGTCTGACAGCTATATGCTGATATTCACACCTGGTCGCATGTACGTCGTCAAGGACGGTGTGCTTATCACCGACATAAATGGCAGCGGCAACAACTTTCTCACGGTGTCGGCGCTTACGTCTGCGATCCTACCGGAGATGAACTGGGTGCAGTCTGCGGATACCGTGATTGTCGTCCATGAAGACCTGGAGCCGATCAAGATCGTGCGCGGCGTGAGTGATTCCACATGGACAGCCAGCACAATAGCGTTTTCCCATATTCCGCTTTTTGCGTTTGACCTTGATACGCACAATCCGACTTACACGATCACGCCTTCTGGTGTGAGCGGTAACATCGAAATCACAGCATCCAGTGTCACGACGGACACAGGTACAGCGCAGAATGGTCAGAACGCTGGTATCACTCTAAAAGCAGCCACCAGCTTTACATCAGACGACCAATGCAATGGTATGTTCATTGAGATTACGGCTGGCACTGGTGCGGGCCAAACTCGACATATCGAAGATTACAACGCGACTTCTAAGTTCGCGACGGTCGAGCCTCAATTTGATACAGCGCCTGATAATACATCTCAGTATGATATCAAGGCATTCAAGGCAGCAGCGGTCGGCGAATACATCAACGCGCTGAACGGTTTTGGTCGTGCGCGTATCACAGAGTTCGTCAGTAATACTGTCGTCAAGGCGTATGTTGAGATTCCGTTTTTCGACACTGACGATATCGTTAGCGGCGATTGGGAA